CGACGTCTGCCGAGTTTCCATGTCCGCCTCGCTCAGGCGTGCCCCTGAGAACACATCGCCGTTCTCGTCCAGCCAGGATTTGATTGCATCTTCTGTGAGCTCGAGATCGGCTGGCATGAAGTTCGCCACCTTCGGGCTGAAGCCGTTGTCCTGGAGAATCTGATTCAGATTCGCCTTACGCTGGCTGGCCTTGAGACTGGCGTTCTCCTCCGAAAGCTCCTTGAGCTTGGACGACAAGTCGTCGATCTTGTTTCTCAGCTTCTTGGGAAGACTGGTCTCCTCGGCGTCATCGTCGAGCAGAAAGTCCAGATCATCCTGAGCCATGGTGTATCTCCCTTGTGTAGACCCCGGTTCGGGGTTTCGTCACGAGCGCCCAGACCCACCGGGGTAGTGGTTGGGGATGTGTGACTGTCGGACTCAATACGCGCGCAGGGGCCGATCGATCCTGCTGCGGAGTGGAGGTGCTGGGAATCGAACCCAGGTTGGGTCTGCTGCCTTCGTGAGGCTCTACAGTCCCTCTATCCGTTCACCCCCGAGTCCTACACCTGGCCAATTCGATTGGCAGATAGGCTGGACTGGCCCAGCGCGGACGAGCCAGCAAATGCTGCTCGTTCCCGACTGGCAAGCTTGCGTTTCTTGGTAGTGGCTTCGGCCCCTCCACCCAGGCCGAAGGTCTCCTGGACCAATTCGTCGGTACTGGTCTGCACTCCGTAGAGCTGTCCGAGCCTGCGATAGGGGTCCTGCTCCGTCCTGACCTGCGATAGGCCAGCAGCCGAGCGGTTGTAGTCGTAACCCATCGACGCAATCTGATCGCGCAATGGGGTAGACAGACCAAGTCCAACATCTTGTGCCGCGCCACTAACGTTCGCCTGAGACACCCTGCGGGTGTACTCGGACTCCAGTGCGGCAAGAGACTGCTTCTTGCCTTCGCTCGTGTCGAGCATGTAGGCAGCCATCTCGTCATTGGTCATGCCGTACAGGGTGCGGAGCTGCTCCTTGACGGATGCTGGAGCCGCCATGTTGACGTAGTCTTTGGCCATTTGCACTCGCGAGGCCAGCTCTTGCGGGCTGACCTCGGAGGTCATGAAGCTTGCATAGTTCGATCGAGTGCCATAGATCTTCTCGAAGCCTGCGGCTGAGAGCACCTGAAGGTAGGCGCGCTCATTACTGATGTACTCAGCTTCAGAAATGGCCATGCCCTTCTTGGACAGCGCGTCCATGCCAGGGAACCTAGCCTTGTACTGGTCTGTCTTACGGAGTTCGAGTTTGATCCAGTCCATGGACTTGTCGCCCTCAACCCATCCGTAGATAAGGGACGAGAGCGACTGGCCACCTTGAGTCGACGTGTCGTCAATTCCGTACGCCTCGAACCAAGACTGCAAGGTCTCCCTAGCTGACTGCTTCTGGGCCTTCTTTTCAGTATCTTCAACCCAGCCGGTGTTGTCGTTCCAGACGTAGTCCCCCGCGGGCTTGGGGGGCTGCACCCAGTTAGTACCGTTCCAAATCCAGGCCGCACCCGGCCTGCCAGCAGGCTCGGTCGGTGTCGTGCCGGTATCTCCGGTGCCACCAGTTCCGGTGTCACCCGTGGGCGTTCTAACGCCACTTGCGCCAACCCCGTATCGCAAAGCGATACGGTCCTTCTCGCCCAGATTGCCCCGCTTGTCAGCAAGACCGCGAGCCTTCGCATTCAGTTCGTTAGCCTTTTCAAGCGTAATTAGACCCGCCTGTAGATCCAGACTTAGCTTGCTGATGTACTTCTGTAGACTAAAGGACATACCTACCCCACAAACCCGAACATCGACAGGATGTCATTGGCAAGGCCGTCAGCCATGGTGTTTGCCTGCTTCGTGTACTGCCAACGATCGTCCTTCCTGAGTGCCTTCTGGAAGTCCCACAGCCCCATAGCTCGAGGCTCGCCAGTGGTCGGGTCAACGCCCTGGAGCGCATCGCGCATGTACGGATCACGCAGGCTGATCTCGGCTGGATTGAGCTCGAGAGTGTCCGCATAGATCTCGAAGTAGGCAGCAGCGATGTCTTCCATGTTCTGGCCCTGCCGAATCCGGTCAGCGAACACCGGGAAGGCAGTGGCTGCCTGTTCACGAACGAACGACTGGGCATCAGACAAAGCCATGTCCCCAAGTGCCACCGAGTTGACGGTGCTTGTAATCCACGACTGCCAGCGCTCCGACTGCGGATCGAATCCGTTTGCGAGCAGCGTGGCCGTGAGCGAGTCCTGGTTGGACAGTGCCTGTCCACCAACCTGCTTGCCGTTATCGCGCGCCTTGATGAAGTTGTCGCCCAGCCAGTCCTGATAGACGGACTCGTTCTGACCCTGGTCGAAACCCAGGAGTAGGAAGTTACGGCCTAGCTGGCTCAGGCGACTCTCGGGAATGTCTTCGATTCGGATGCCCATAGCAATGAGGTCATCCTTAACCTTTGCCTTGGCGCCATCGAGGCGGCGCTGATAGGTCTGCTGATCTGTCTTTTCCAGCGCAAGAATGGTGCGGCGGTAGCCGTCGTTCTCCTGATACCAGTCGGAATCGATGAGCTTCGCAATGAAGCGAGAGCTTTCCCAGCCATCATCGATGGCCTGACGCCACAGGTCCTCAAGTTCGGGCACAGACTTTATCAGCTTCCATGCCCAGGAGAACTCGGAGTTCATTAGATCGGCTTCAAGCCGATCCCTGCGAAACTCCTTCTCATCAGCCTTATTGGCCTGAGCTTGCTCGCCCTTGTCGAGCTTGCCGTCTTTGTTCTTATCGAACTTCTGGAGGTCTAGGTCCTTCTCGTCGGTCGTGCCGTCCTTGTTGTAGTCGGCACGAGCCTCCTTCGGCTCGTTCGGACCGCCCGATACTGGCGTGCCGCTATTGGGAACAGTCGAGTCTGCCATTACCTCACCGGCCCTTGGAGGATGCCGAGGAATGCATCCATGAGATCGGTTGCCGCGCGGTACTCCGCGTAGTCGGGGCGAGACTGCGAAAACTCCTCGCTGAGCTGGGCAGCATCGAAGCCACCCTCAACCGTCTGGCTCTGGCCAGATGCGTCGGCAGTGATTGTCTGAATGGTCGGATTCTCGCGCTCGCCCTCATTGAGCACCTTGAGAAACTTCTTGCGCTCTTCCTTGGTCGCTTCGCGCCCCAGGTAGGAGCCCATGGCCTGATTGATCAGGCGCTTGGCGGTGTCGGCATTTGTAAGGTTGACGGTAGTGACGGTAGTGGTACCGCCCCCGCCACCCCCTCCTCCGTAACTTCCCCCGCCACCCCCGGAGTCATCTCCGGGTGCGCCGAAGTACATGCCTGAAGCAATGTCACCCAACACTTCCATGGGGTCGCGCATGATTCCCTGCGCATAGAGATTCTGGGACTGAGACACGGCCATCTGAAAGACCTGCGGATAAAGTGAAGGGCGAGACTTGGAAATGTCGTACCCGGCGAAGGCGAACGCCGCCGCGTCAAGCAGCTTCAACTCAGCCGGGGTGAATCTGTTCCAGCCTGCACCACCGTCGATGTAACCGTAGGCGGGAACCGTCGTGTAGGGGTTAGCGGCTCCTCTTCCGCGATCCCCGGGACGGTAGTTGCCAAAGGATGGGAGGTACTGCTGTGGAATGCGAATGGGGATCTGCGGCTCGGGCACGGGCCCATAGGTCCTGTCCGAGTAGAAGTATTGCCCGGAGCTCCCCTGAGATGTCGAACTCGCGGTAGACGCGCTCTGAGAAGCCAGCCAGCGCGAGTAAGCGTCCGGAGAAAGATTCTCCTTGGCCCATTTCTCGTTTGCTGTCATCTCGGCGCACCTCCCATTGCCATGTCAGGTTGCTGTAGGAACTCCCCTTGCAGCACGATGCGATCCGTGGGATCGCCGGGGAGTAGGGTGTCGTAGTCCAGGAACCTGTTGTAGAAGTCAGCGAAGGCGAGATTCTCGCGCTTCTTCTGCAAGACCCATTCATCCCACATGGCCTTAATGGGCGCGTTAGTGCTTGAGTTGATGTTTAGGCTTGCGTCATCGCCAAGCTCGCGCTTCTGCTGGATAATCAATTGTCCAATCTCATTGCGCTTCTCGTACCACTCGGTAACGTCCACCCACAGCGGCTCATCGCCATGAGCCGCCATAAACTTGTCGTCTTCGAGGATGAGCTCTACGTTCTTAAGAACGGTCTTCCACTCGCCCCTGTCGAACAGGTCGCGCTGGCGCTCCCACTCGGGGTTTGCCTTGGCAATGTCAGCCTCGAGTAGGGTCTTTAGGTCCTTGAGATCCTCGGCGCCTGACTGCTCGTAGCTAGTCAGGCCCCTCTCCTCGAGCATAGCGTCGAGACTGTTCATCCCGTCTCGGTACAGAATCCAGCCTCGAGCGACCTGACCCTTCTTAATGACGTCGTCCGGATCTCCACCACGCATGAGCGTTGTGGAGTTCTCGAAGGCTCGGTTCATCTGGTAGGCGTAAACCGGCTGAGAGAACTCAGTTGAGTACGGGGAGGTGATCATGGCAACATGATCGATCTCGCCGCTGTTGGCCAGTGTGCTTGCCAAAGTCGGGTTCTGCTCCAGGATCTTGTACTCCCCCACTGAAGCACCGACCCCAGCTCGGCCAGAGGCCGACTGGGTTAGGTAGAAGAACGCCTGGCCGTGCAGATCGAGGAACTCGCGCAGTGCTGCCTGGTAGCCAATGGTCTTGTCATCCGGGACGGGTACACTAAATCGGGCAGCGCTGTCCTGAATCTGCATGTGCTTGTCGCTGATGCGACGCCACTCTTCCACGTACGGCTGATACTTGGACTGATAGCTTGAGGCGAAGGGAAGAACAAATGACCCGAGGGCGCGAAGGGCGTAGAGCTCGCGAGCGCGCTTGGTTGCCTCTTCTGGCGAGGGCGGCTCGCCCTGCCTTCCGCCTCGCTCCCAGTCGATTGTCATGTCGCGGCGGATCTCCTCCACCGTGCCTACAAACTCTGCGTCGCTCCACCCAAGCACAGCAGTAAGAGCACGCCGTGCCGTAGTCGGAACGAACTGATCGGCGGCTGCTGCCAGAATGTTCTTCTCTGCCGTGGGCCTTCCGAATGGGATCGCAGTCTTGGAGATTGCGTCGCCAATCGGTAGGCCACCGGCCTCGAAGTTTGTAATCGCATCTGCATAGTCGGGCTTCTGTGCCGCGATCCAACTAACTGGCACGGAGACGATCGGGCCAAAGTTGGTGAGCCATGGGTAGTCGCCCTGAAGGGCGACATTTAGCGACCCCTTCGAGATTCTGATCTGGCCCTTTGTTCCCAGATCCAGACCCGGAATGTTGTTGATCCTGTCGGCAACAGACTGCGGAACGGAGAACTGAAGGTAAGCCTCGCCAGGGGCGAACAGCGCCTCGGGCAGTCCAAAGATGCCCCGCTTGGCCTCGATGGGATTGCCATCGCCATCGACAACCATTCCCATTGAGTTAGGTGCGTTGTAGATCTGCACGTAGCGCATGAGGTTCTCTGGCCTCTGGGCAAACTCTTTCGTCCAGAAGCGAAGTGCGTTTTCCCATGCTGGGAAGAATGGAATTAGGAGGCCCATTGCAGCCGCAGGGGTGGAGAGCCGCGAGATCGTGTACGTCGTGTCCCGCGTTGCGCGCAGCGCGCCCGTATGGGCCGAACGACGCATGGCATCAACCTGAGCCGGAGTGAATGACGTGATTCCGTTTCGCTCATACTCATCCACTTGCTGTTGCATGAGCTCGATCCACCGCTTGCGGTAGAACGGATGGCGAATCAGGTTGTCCTCAGGAATAGTTCCCAATCCAGTCATTGCGCGATTGATGAAACGCCGCCAGAGGTTGCCTATCTGCGCTAGTTCTTTCTCCTGGATCGTGACTAGATCGTCACGCCAGGCAAGCTTTGCTTGGAGCTGATCTGGCTGGAGCGGTCCCCGTCCAGCCGCGGCCATTAGCTCATCATCGGGAAGCCACTGATAGACCTTCTCTCGAAGCTCACCTATGGTCTGCTCAAGAGTGGTGGCGTCATAGATTCCCGTGCGAACACCCTGGAGGAATGCGTCATCCTGAGTCAGCTCACGGATGAGAGCCTCGTTCTGTGCTGTGATGGCGTCAATGTCGTCAAGAGCCAGTCGAGGCTGCTGAATGATGCGACGCATGATTGGATCCTGGCGAATGTTCTCATTCACCAGGGCCGACATGGCCAGCCAGTAGCGGTCGTCCCCAGGTGTGTACTTGACGAAGTTGAAGGATCGCTCGTACTGGGCGTAGCGGTTCTGCATGTAGCCCACAATCATGAGATCGTGAAAGCTGCCAGACGAGGCCAAGCTCTGATATTGACCAGACAGTGCTTCATTAGGATCGAAGACCTCACCTGTCTCCAGCTTTGCCTGCCCCGCGCGCCCAGTGAACTCGATGCGCTCCTCGCCCTCGGCTCCACCAGTGGCGACCTTGCGTCGCCCCTTCGGTCGAAGCCTGTCGAGAGAAGCGCCCAGATCCTTCAGGGTTGCCCTGCGCTGCCCAATCGACTTGTTGATAGTTGCGCCAATGCGATCGAGCTCTCGCATCTTCGCCATGTCGTCGGCATACTCGGGGCTCTTGGCGAGGATCGCAGCCGTGCGATCGTCGACCTCGTCCTTAAGGCCGAGTCGGACGTAGGCAAGCCCAGTGCCCTCCTGTCCGATCAGCTCTGAGGCTGATACGAGGACGGGCTCCTTGCCCTTAGATGTGGGCAGAAGAATGTGAGTGAAGCTACCGCGCTCCATGAAAAGGGCGAGCTTCGCCCTGTCGGAGCGGCTAAGAGTGCCACGGAATACCCGCTTAGCTAGGTCGGGATCGTACTCCTGGAGCACCTGTCGGCTAGTTGCACCCGCACTGAAGTCGATTACGGAGGCGTTTCCTCTCCCCGCGGCAGCAACCTGTCCGGGGATCAGATTGTCCAGGAAGCCTTCATTGGTGGCGACCATGTCGGGCACGAACAGTGCCCGGAAGCCCTCGACGGTAGAGGGGTCGTCCACAAGGATCTTGCCGTATCCACGTTCCCGAGCGTACTGAGTAAGCAGCCGCTCAAGCTTGGCGTTCACTGCGCCGAATCCTTCGCCAGGTGCCGGATTAGCCAGTGACATGGAACGAGAGTCGTAGGGAAGCTTCTCCATGAGTTGACGCGTTGCCACCGCCTGGTTGAGCTGACCCTCAAGCCGCCTCATCCGAGTCATTGTCGAGACATACTCAAGGCCCACATCGGAGATTTCATCCAGGCGAATAAGAGGGACGTCCTTGGCCCACCAGACGTGCACAGGACCCCTGGCGTATTCACTCGTAGTGACGCCGTCATAACCAGCACGACGCATGGCGTCGATGATGTCGTAGGTAGGTCCTACGCCCGTTGTGCCAAGGTCGTCTACAACCGAGTAGGCCAGAGTTCGCACCTGGCGCCACACGTCAGCCACGCGTGTGTTGCCCGCAAGTGTGGACTCTAGACCAGTGCGAATCCTGCTTCCGATTGTTTCACCGCCCGTACCCAGGGAGAACTTCGGATCATCGAGAACCTGGATCAGGTCTTCCACCTGGGGATTCAGGTCACCTGTAGCACTAATAACGGGAGCATCAACATCTAGCCATGAGTATCCCGCAGGATCGGGAAGCATGTAGACGACTGGTTCGTACGGAGCTGCTCCAACATTTGGTGACTTTGCCTGCGCAACAGCTTTTAGGACGTGAGCCATGTGGTAGTCCATGGTGACGCCACCATCGCCAGTCGCCGTGTAGATACCTGGACCATTCAGGAGCTGGATAGTGTTTCCGTCAACAAGAACGTCAGTTGCGATGTCGTCAACTATGACAGCGCCAGAATGCTCCGGGAATCCGGAGTTTCCGTAATTTGACTGATCGTTAAGTATCGCCTCAAGTCGAGTGCGAAGATCTCCAGTGCTACCGAGGTCCCGCGAGATCCGGGATTGCCTGCGAACCAGCTTACCTATTTCGGCGTTGGTGATGACAAGCTTGTTCTTAGCGGCCCACTCCATGAAATCATCGGGAAGTCGATCGCTGTTGTCCCGTATCCATTTACTTACGGCCAATGCCCTGGCGGCTTGCGGATTTGATTCCACGACGCCAAGAAAGGCGACAATGTCACTCTGGGCCACCGGAGCATCAGGGCCCAGTATCCGCGTAAGCGCAGACGTAAGTTCGGCCGAGAGTTCCTCCACCTCTGATTGTGAATAAGCCCCCGGCTGATCCGCCTGCCGATTGAGTCTCTGGATCTCAATGAAGCGATCCATCACCGAGCGAACAGTTGAGATGTCCCTGGATACGTTCAGCACTTCAGCCTGAACATTGGTGCGCAGATCTAGCACTCCCCCGTACACATCCGCCTTGGCGTAGCGCGGGTTGACGCTCTTGGGCACTGCAACGATGGAGCCCGATAGGAACTCGTCGCTGGAGATGTCCTCGAAAGTGCTGGATCGTATGACCTTGAAGCGCCCGTCTCGGTCGATGCGACCGATCCGGTAGTCGGCCTTGGCAAGCTGACGCAGCCGACGTACGTAGGCTTGCTGAAGCATCTCAGCGTGCTCGACTGCGGCGGCATCGTCAACCCAGGCGCCCTTGCTCTCATCCCAGTAGGCCGCAACGAACTCGTCATAGTTGCGGAGCATGGTGGGCGTCATGAAGTCCCTGGGCGAGAGCTCGTCGGACATGCCGCCAATCTCGACCCCCTCGGGTCCCATCATGGAGCGGGTGAGTCCCTCGGCATCAGCAACCCCCGCACCCGTTGCCGGGTCGGGCTCAAGAAGTCCACGTGCAGTGACGGAGCTTGTCGCGTTCGGGTCGAAAATGAGTGTGTCTGCCGTGTCAAGCATGCGGACCTGCTGCTCGGTTAGGTCCTCTGAGATCTGCGTGTAGACCGGAGACTCCATGGCCTCCATGGAGGCGCGGCGCCTACGAAGGAACTCCTGCTCGGCATCCCTACGCGCCTGCTTGCGGCGCCTGGCCATTTGCTTGGCCAGCTTTCTCCGCTCCTCGCGATTGAGCTTGAGGTCGGCAAGATCACGATCCTGCTGCTGGCGCATCTTTGCCATGTTGGTTCGAATCTTGCGCAGACCCCTGCGCTTGACCACCATGTTGCGAAGGCGGTTAGTGCCACCCGCAATACGATCGCCAGAGTTGAGGAAGAAGTTCTTTGAGCTAGTTCCCACGTGTCCCGTGGCGGGGATCTCGCCAAAGGAGGCCAGCGTGCGGAGGTAACCCTCGGCAATGTTGCGCTGGGTGTAGCCCAGGCGCAGTAGGACCAGGGGACGCCACACGTAGTCGATGGCGGTGAGAAGCTTCTCGGCCCCGGCTCGCCCCTTGCGGGCCCCCCATCCGGATCGCTCAATGCGAATCGAGTCTTGCAGCCACTTGAAGTCCATGAGCGTGTAGCCGTTGCGCTGTGTGGCCAGAGTCATCTCGTCAAGAACAACGGTCTCACCGTTGTCGATCACCCACTTGTGATTAGCAAGGTGACCGCGAACAAAAGAGCGTCGGGCAATGTACTTCTTGGCAATTTCCTGCATGGCTGCTGGCGACTCACCAAGGGCGAATGCCATGGCTTCGACCATCTCAAGTTCGAAGCGCTCAGCAAATGCAGCCTTTGCTGCTGGAGTCGAGAGCGCGGCGTCCTGAGCCTCCGACAGGAGGCGCGTCCGAAACTCCTCGACGGTTTCGGAGACGGTGTCGCCGTTGGGCAGGCGTCGAGTAATCAGCCTGCCTTCGCCAGTCTTCTTTGCTGCCCTGCGAAGGAATGGTGCCGTTTCAAGGGCAGCCCGGAACTCACGCATGAACTCCACGTGGTCCTGAAAGTTCAGTACACCCGTCTGGCGATGCTTGCCCAGATAATCCAGTCCACTGCGCAACGTGACGAAGCGGATACCGCGGTTCATTCCAGGGAGTTTGATGACGCTGTGCTCGTAGGCGGAGCCAGTGAATCGCTCCATGCGACGCTGAGCCTTAGCCTGCATGCCACGCGCGGAGCGCTTGCTGTACACACCAGCACGCTTGTCATAGCGAAACGTGCGCCCCTTGCCGCCACGAGTTGCCCTGCCGATAACGGGACTCAGGGATACCTCGTCACCGAATCGACCTGTAGTAAAAGCAGAAATAGTGTCAGCCTCGGCAACATCATCTTTGAGGGACTTGACAGCACCCTCTGCAACGTCAGCCAAGGCGTCGTAGTGGTCGAGATTCTGTGACACGTCTGCACCGAATATGGCTGCGTAGTTGTCACCCATGTCGGTGAAGTTGTCGATGTCCCGGTCGGCACCCTTGCGGATGTTCCAGCGCAGAGTGTCGAGCTCTTCCTTGGCGCCCAGGAGGTTGTCGTAAAGGTCTAGGCGCTGTGCCTTGAGTCTGGCCGCAGATCCGTAGTCACCCAGCATTGCGAGGAAGGCGTCAGCCGCTTGCTCCTTGGAGTCAAACTTGGAGCCAATGATCGAAGCGACTAGGGCTGGATTGTCGGAATCCAGCACGATCGGATGATGTGCAGCCTCTTCAGGGGTCATGCGATAAATCTCATCAATGAGCTGACCCTCGGCGGTGACCTCAACTCCAGCGTTGTGCGTCACAACGCGCGCCTTGAACTCGCCCGCATCAATGGTTCCTCGAGCGCCACCCGTGGAGAGAACCTGCTGGGTAGCTTTGCGGTAACCACCCATAATGCCCTTGGATACAAGGACGTCGATTCCCACGGCGATGGCGATAGTTGCATCTGCCGTACCAGTGATCCAGCGACCCAGACCTTGGTTGAACGCCGAGTCCATATCGTTTTCGTCAAACGGATCGAAGTCTGAGTGCAGACCCATCAGCCACGAGCGCAGCTTGCGCTCGTTGGTGGGATCAGCGAGACGCGCCGCATTGTCAGCCTCGATGTATGCGTCAAGTTTTTTCTGCATGTCCAGGCCGACAATGCTGTTGATCCACTTGAGGCGATCAGCCCAGGCCACACCAATGGCTTGACCAGGGGTGATTTCCGCTTCCCAGACTTTCCCGTAGTAGTCCCAGACGTCACCCAGGGTTACGCCATCCGTGGGGTCGGCGTCGGTTCGTGTAACCCATGTTGGGTTATTGACAAGCATCGTGGTGCCAGCGACAGCAGTATTGAATGCCCTGAAGGGGGCATCGACAAACTGCATGAGCTGCTCTGTGGATTGATCTGGCGTCTGGTCACTGATTCCCTCAATGACCTGATTATTTGCGCCCACTGCGTCGAAGTAGGGGCGAAAGCCCCGAGTGCCCGTGTACGCCTGACGCTGACGAACCATGGGGCTCGTCATGTAGTCGTACGCCTTGACGTTTCTCTGAAACTCGACGTACTCGGCAGATCTGCCGTCGGCCAGTGCTGGGGTGTAGGTGGGCTGGTTCTGCGCGTCAATGCGCGCCTGAGTATCGTACTGAGCTTGCTGCTGTTGGGCCTGCTGCTGCTGGGCGTAGATGTAGCTACTGCCCATCGAGTTACGGAAGTCGGAGAACTTGCTCACTGTCCGTCCTCCTTGGCGATGAGATACAGAAACTCGTCGAACTGTTCGACGCTTTCCCACCCGGACGTGGCTAGACCCCACACGATCGGTGAGTTTTCCAGGCCGAGTGCATTCACCCCGGAAGCAACCAGCTTCTCAAGAGTGGGTGGCGTCACTTGGATCTGTATCCCTTCAGATACCTGACAAACATTCGGAAAGATTGAGGAGCATCCGGGCTGTCAGCCCGGGACTCCAGCATCGGCAAGTAACGAGCAATTGCCTTCATGTCCTCTGTCATAGAGTTGTCCAGGCTCGGCAGTGAATCCATGCCTGGGCCTGGCCCAAGCGCGGCACCGGCAGTGACCGGCTCACCTGGGCGCTCGGTGGGGGCATCGATACCAACGGGCATTGGAGCTGCGGGGCCAGCGTCCTCGTACATAGGGGCTGCCCCCTGGATTCCCATGAACTCTGCCTGCTCGCCATAGGCGGCATTGGGCAGAGCTCGCATAGGCTGACTGTCTGCGGGACCGCCGTCCGTGCGCTGCGACATGGCACCGGGCCCAGAGACCGGAGCTGGATTGGAAGGAGCTCGGTAGCCGCCCTGCTCAGCCATCGGTCTCCTTCACTTCAATCAGCTTGGCGATATCTGCGGAGGTTTCCTCCGCGAACTCCTCGCGATCTGCCTGGACCCACTCATGCGCCGACTGGCCCAAGGCCAGCATCGCCAGGTTCTGGAAGTGGTCCGCTGCCGCCTGAGCCATCTGAGATGCGAACAGCATCGAGGTGGCCACCGTGTCAGAGTTGAACCAGGGAGTGGCTTCGACGACTACGGGCTGCTCTTCGATCATCTCGATGATCTCGTCGTCTTCGTCCATGGTTACCTCACCACTTGACTTTGTCGGCCCAGTAGGCCGCGCTCATCTTTCCTTTGGCGATGTTCTTGGCATGACGGGCCTTGAACGACGCCTGACGTTTCGTAGGCTGCCTGTCACCCGTCACACCCTGCTGACCAAAACGAATCGTCTTGACCTGCGAACCTTCCTTAGCCACAACAACGTGCGACTTAGTCGGATGGTTAGGGGTGCGCTTAGGCTTGTTGTAGCCAGAAACGCCTGCACGCTCTAGGCGTGAATCCTTCTTACTTGCCACGCTTCTTTGCAGCCTTCTTCATCGGCTTCTGCTTGGCAGCAGCCTTCTTGGCTGCAGCCTTCCCAGCAGGCGTGTACGGGTACTTCTTTCCGCCAACCATCGGCATGTCAGCGACTCTTTTTCTTGGCAGCAGCCTTCTTCGCAGTAGGCTTGCGCTTCTCGTAGCGGTAAGACTCAATCTCAACCTTGCCACTAGGCCGGTAAACACCCTGCGTTGTGGTAGTGCGACCAGAAGACCCCTTGCCGCCCTTATTCTTCGTGCTTCCCGCTGGTTGAACACGAGTTCGCCCACCAGAACCCTTACCCGTCTTACCTGACTGCGCCTTCACTTGCCCGATCCCTTCGAGAACTTCGGGAGCTTGCTGTTGGCGCCAGCCTGGGGAGGCTTGGTGCCCTTGATGCGGTCGTTCATGCCGGGACCCTTGCCGGTCGGCGCGGACGGCGGGAACGGGGGATGCGGGTTCGTCTTCTTGACGCCGCCCTGAGATGCCTGTAGTGCCATGTGTTTCTCCTTATTGAGCGGCAGGGATCTGCCGGACGACCCGACTTGCCATCTGTGGCCTGCCGGACTCTGACAACCCGGCCAGCAACTGCTGCATGGCCGGGGGTGCTTGAGGCCCCGCCCCCATGTCCGGGGGACCACTCGGAGCCATCTGATCTGGGGCGGCACCCATCTCGGGTGTCATGGGCTCGGGGCTTTCAGCCGGACTTGGCGGGGGCGGAGCGAAGGCTGACTTGACAGCCTCCTCAATGGGCACGCCCTTCTTTCGCGCATCCACTAGGGCAGCGAGCACATCAACGACTTGGCCAGGGTTCTGGCCGCTCGCCGCCATCGACGGGATGGCTTGGGCGTAGCCCTGCACTGATGTGAGAAGCGCGTCACGCAGCTTCTCGACATCAATGACTTTCTCTTCTTCCGCCACATTCATACTCACGGGGAGATTGCGGCGAACGAAACTCTTGGATGTTAGGCCCGCACCGAGGGCTTGAAGTGACCACACGAGTGCTCGGTTGGGGTCAAGGCCCGCCATGATTCCGTACTCGTAGGCGACGTTGTAGTTGCCCTTGATGTCACGGCCAGGCGTGTACTTAAGCTCGTAAGGAGTGCCGTTGTGCGCAGACTGAACAACCTTGGTCTGGTCGGGCCACAGGGCCTCATCCATCTCCAAGCACATGCTGATTGCGTCAGCAATCGCTTCACCTAGAACGGCCTGGGCAGTCTTGATGCGAGCGTCGAAGCCGCCCATGAGAGCTTGGACACCACGTCCGGTAACGATGGAAGCGTCCATGTTTCCGGCGCGAGCTTCCGGGAATCGCGTACCAAGTCGAAGCTCCTCATCCAGAACTCGTCCCTCAATGAGCGCCGACTGCGGCAGCTCGAGGGGAACCCTGCGGATCTGCTGAGGATTCTGGCTACGGATGATCGAGTCGGGGCCAAATGCCATCTCCTGTACGTCTGCCGGGAGAGCGATGGGCGCCTCCACTGCTTTCTGAACCGCCTCCAGGCTGAGCATGGCCAGCTTGGCCTTCGCTGCGTAAACCCAGAGAACGTCGTCAAAAGCGCCTCGCATCTCGTCATCAATACTGGGGCGGACTGCCACAGCAACAGGTACGCGCTTGATGGGGTTCGCGTATTGCGCGAGGACAAGTGCATCGCGCTCCGGTACGAACAGCACGCAGCGATCGGCGTCCCACCACTTGACAATTTCAATGGTGGCTTCACTTGAGCGCCTGGTCTTGTACGGGTCAAGCTTGTCCGCATACTCGGGGAACAGGGCAGCCAGGTCCGAGACCTTCTTTGTCCAGCGCTTGCCATAGGCGATCACGTTCCCCCATCGATCGAAGTCCACGTAGGCGCCCATGGGATCGTCGACGTGAATGTGGGGACGCATGTCATCGTAGTTCGCCTCGATGCGCAGCGGCAGGAAGCCGTAGGTGTTGAAGCGATCTGCGCCGACCAGTAGGCGTGAGCCGAAGCGGGAGGCGTAGGGGTAGAAGTTGGCGACCTTGGTGAGTCGATCTGCTCGCGAGCGCTTGGACTCATCGAGGATCGAATCGCCCGCAGCGGTAATGGTCGGCATCACGCCCACCATCTCGGCGGTATCCGAGGCGACCACGTCAATGAAGTTGGCCACGATGGGCTTGGGCCACTCGGACGGGAACAGACCGTCGAAGACAAGCTCGGAGTGCCCCGACCTCACCGCCAGAATGTCCCGCATGCGCTTGTCGCGTTCAGCGTTCTTGCGCTTGAGCACGTCGAAACGAGCGGAGATGTCCTTGGCGAACTCAGCCAATGTCACTCCTAAAGGTAGACGGACTGGCTTTCAGCCCATTCGTCGAGATTGATCACCATCTGCCGCGTCTTATCCCGGTCGGACAGCATCTTGTTGGGCATGTGCCAGGTTTGGTGCTTGCGAGCGCTGGAGAGCACGCGCCGTGCGGACAGCTCCGCAAACCACAGGGCCATCACGGTGTCCTGCTTGCGATGCTTGGTCTTGACTGCCGGACTCCACGACACCAACTGCTCCACAAGCAAACGCACCCCAGGTGCAGTCGCGGTCGGCAGCTCGATCAGGTTGTCCTTCTGGTGCTGGCGCAGTCCGGTCTTGGGATCTTGTGCGACAGTGCCGAACAATCCCGACATGGAGGCAACCCCGAAGTCGGGGTCCATCTTGTTCGAGCCCGTGTGGTGCGGCCTGAGCACGATGCCCTTGTTCGCCAGGTACTGGCGCAGGATCTCGTCCTGTGACAGGTACCCCTGGAAGGCGTTCTCCTCGATCACCCATTCGCTGGGCTGGTACACCTCGGTCATCTCCGAGATGAGCTCGCGGATCTGCATCGGGGTGGGCGAGGAGATGACGCGCATATCCAGCACCCACCGCTTGCCCGTCTGTCTGTCGACACTCAAGGCAACAGCCGCACAATCTCCGGCGATAGCCGGGTCCATCGCGCAGATCGTGTAAAAGCCGTCGATGTTGTCCGGGTGGGCAGCCAGATTCGGATTCAGCGGGGCCGGAGTTCTGCGTCCATTGACACATCCGCGCACCGCCACCGCATCGAAGGTGGCATTCTCCTCGACATCTTGCTGCTGGTAGATCAGGCTCCACTTAGTGGCGCCCACCTCGTTGCGCACCTGGGCGAGCCGTTTACCCGTCCAGCGGGGGTAGACCCCGTCACTGACAGGTTCATCCGCTTCGCTCATCGGCTCGTCGGTGACGGGCCATAGTGTCTGCCAGTCATCCTCGGAGTCCGCGTACTTGAGCACCGCGGGCATAGCCAGGTAGGACCAAGGAACCACGCTATCGGCGTAGTGATCGGGGTTGCGTAGCTCTCGATACAGATCCATCGGGGCGACACGAGTACCCACCACCAGGAGCTGACCGTCCGACAGGCGGGAGGCGACTTCCTGGCGAATCCAATCCATCTGGGATTCCCACTGGCCTGCGTTAGCGAGCGTGACCGTATCGTCCAAAATTATGAGGTCGGCCCGGTTCCCATAGATTTGGCCACCCATGCCGACAGCTTCGACACTGGGGTCCTTGGATCCGTCCTGAGCTTCGCCGCCCAGGTACACCTTAGTGGCTGACCACTGGTCAGACGCCGCGCGCCACCCCTCAGGGGGTCCAAACGCGAGCTGGAACTTCGCATACCTCGGGTGGGTCATGCGCTGCTTGATCGCGTAAAGGAACTTCTTGGCCTGATCCTGGGTCTTGGAGACGATCATGACCTTGAGGTTGGGGTTCTTGGCCAGGCGGTAGGTGACGTACTCGATGGTGATCGTCATCGACTTCGCGTGGTTGGGGGGAATATTGATCAAGACGCGCTTGGAGCCCCGGGATCCGGGCTCGTAGATCATCGAGGGGTGGACCCAGGCGGGTTCACGTCCCTCCAGGATGTCGATCATGTTCTGCTGGTGGGGCCAGATCTTGCGACCCAGGTACTCCTCGCAGAACTCCGCGAACTCCCCTACCTGCATCTGGCGGAGGTCGGGGTTCGATACGACATTTCGGATCGCGTCGATCTTGGTGGCCCAGTCCCGGTCGGTACGCCGCTGTCCCTCGTACCAGGAACGGGAGCGCCCGACAATCTGGAGGGCCTCCGCGACGTTCGACCCCTGTCGAAGCAGCTCCTCGAGCTGCGTGCGGATCAGCTCGGCTGGCTTGTTGTCTCGCTTCTTGTATTGAGCCATAACAAAGCCTCCTAGTGTCGAGCCTCAACCCACCCGTCCGGCTCGACGCCCCACGTCGGGACGGCGGGGAGGGGGTTGGGAGCGAGACACGTCCACGGCAGCCCGATACCGGGCGCCGTGATGAGGGGCTCTAAGGGAGCACCCGTAGGGGGTGCTCCTGAGAGCGAGCCCCTGAGGCCCCCCGCCCCTTCTCCCTGGGGGGTCGAAGGGGCTCTAGAGGAGAAAAGGCTTCTAATAGGTAAGGAGGCTTGCATCAGCCCCCCATGCAAGGCCACAGGCCGTGTGATCTGCGTCACAGGGCTCTGACGTGGGCAAACAATCCTTGGAATCTGCCCGAGAGCTTCCTGAGGGGGTGGGGGAATTGGCGGAAATTAGTGAGGGGGCAGGGTATTAGGGGGGGAGGGGGGTATTAACAATCCCCGGGTCGAGCTGTCCGATTGGCCGGGATCGTCCCGATTCGGCATAAGGGCTGACATGGACTCATCACCGCGCACACGCGCGCATGACGCGCGCGAAACACGCGCACGCGAGCACGCTCGCACGGTCCTAATACCGTTCACGCGACAGGGCCGGGCGCACGGCGTGGCTCTAATGGCAGGATGCCATCACAGGATGCCCGCTACGGGCCCTAGGACGGCCGTAGGCGCGACAGGATGCGGGCAGGGTAGTCCGGGTAGGGTCCGGGACGTTAGGCCCGCTACGGGCCCGAGAGGGCCGCGCGGGGACATGCGTCCCTGGTCGCACGCTCGAGCTCGAGCGCACGTGCGCGGGCATGAGAAAGGCCCGGCCCCCGAAGGGACCGGGCCTCTCGCGTGCGGCGTGCGCTAGCGGGCGCCCGCCAGCAAGGGCGCGAGCATGGCCGCCAGGGCCGTGAGCGCGTCCGCGTTGGGCGCGGGCGCGACCTCGACGACCGGGACCGGGGCGACCGTGGTCGTGACCACGGGCGAACCATGCGTGCGGCACGCGCCCGACGGCCCCACTGGGAGTGTGCACGGCGTCCCCTTGCGCGTAGGCATGCCACACGCGCCCGCACCGGGCGCGACCGGGGCCGCCGGGGCCGCATGGCGCGGGGTACGCCCGATCACCGGGGCCGACGTGGCGAACGGCGCGAGGACGTCCGCGCACGCGCGGCCGCGTTCCGTCACGCGCACGGTCCACCCGCGCTTATCGGCAGGCTCTCCGGCGAGGGAATCGAGCACGGCCCCATCAGGGCCGGTGACGACGGCGAGACCGTCGCGCCGCATGCTCTGGACGTGCATGCGCTCGCCTCGTGAGAGTGCGCCGTAGGTGACGGTCTGGCCGGACGTGAGGGCCGCCAGGATGGCGGCGTAGTTGCGATCGGACATTATCGGTTCCTTCCGAGATGGGCCGGGGCGACTCCCCGACCGCTGACACCATGATGACATGCCAACACAGAATGCATACACATCGGGCATCGAGCCCGCCTCCCACGCGCATGCGCGCGCGAGCGGGGACGGGTGTGTAGGTGACGGGTACCGTGTAGGCACCGCCTGCGCGCACGGAGCTGGCCCCGTTTCGAGGCTTGTCAAGTACCGAATTTCCCTTGCAAACAAAGGGATTTCTGGCATTGCAGGATGCTCGCTGGAAACTTGCTGCTATCCTGGAATGGCCCCATCGGGAGTCCTCCCCCGGCTCCCGGTGGGGCATCATCACATCTGATACGCAACATACACACACGATTGGAGATCTCATGTCTGAGCGCTTTGACCTCGACTTCCCGTACGTGACCACGTGCGTGGAGTGCGAGGCGTCCGTGCCCGACGACCAACTCGATGCCGCTGGGCTCTGCCTCACGTGCGTCGACTACGAGTACGTGACCGTGCTCGTGCCGCGTGACCGGCGCCCCCTGATCGAGCAGATCACTAACCCTACGTGCGCGCTGTGCGGCACGCACTCACATCAGATTGGAGCGAACAATGACTGACGTGCATGTGCCTCCCGATGAGGCGACCGAGGTTGAACCGTGCTCATGCGACTGGGCGTCCCTGTATGCGCCCACGACGTGCAGTGACGATCCTCACCCTGACTTCCCCGACCTGTGCTACGCGCACGGTCGTGAAGCACGCACGTGTGACTGGTGCGGCAGTGCCATGCACCGCTACGACATGTACTACTGCAACCATCCTGCTGCCAGCATATGCGAGTCGTGCTACAGCGACTTCGTCGTGCACTGCGACCACTGCGATGAATACTACAGCGGGGACGACTACAGCGGGTGCCCGAACGACTGCGGCCAGGATGATCGGTTGCTCAACTACGGGTACAAGCCCTACCCCGTGTTCCACGACGTCGATGGCAAGGTCTCACCCGTGCCCGGCGTGGTGTACATGGGCGTGGAGTTGGAGATGGAGTCCAACGATCACGTCGTGAACGACTGCGTGGACGTGATCGACCGGCACCTCGGTTCGTTCGCGTACTGCAAGGAGGATGGCTCGCTCAGTCACGGGCTCGAAATGGTGACGCACCCGTTCACCCTCGAGTACGCGCACAAGCCCAACCTGTGGTCAGTCCTCGACGAACTGCGTCGCATGGGCTGCCGGTCGTGGAACACCACGACCTGCGGCATGCACATCCACGTCTCACGCACAGCGTTCGACGGCTCGGCTCACCTGTTCCGCTTCACCCAACTCGTGCTCAAGAACGAGCCTGCGTGCACGTCCTTCGCTGGTCGGAAGAACGACACGTACGCATCGTTCCGTGATGGCTACCAGCCAGGCTTACTCGCCAAGGTCATCAAGGGTCGTGAGTACGGCTCACGAGGTGCCGTCAACCTACAGAACGGCGCCACCGTGGAGGTGCGCATGTTCCGTGGGAGCCTGCGCATCAACCGATTGCTCGCCAACCTGGAGTTCGTACATGCAGCCGTCGAGTACACCCGTGAGCTGACGGTTCCTCAGGTCGCTACTGGCGGCCTGTCATGGCGGGCGTTTGCAACATGGATCACCGACCATCGCAACAGGTACTCGCACCTGTTCGAGTACCTCTCGCTCGACCCCGGCACCCCCAACACCAGCACACACGTAGACATCACGTCGTTCTAAGGAGATCAGATCATGTGCTTGCTCACACTCACACTGCCCAATGCAACACCCAACTACGAGCGCCTGTACGTGGCGGCAGACAACAACCCTGACGGGTTCGGCTTCGCCGTACACACAGGCGATGACCTGCTCGTCGTGCGTTCGATGGATGCCGACTGGATCATCGACAAGTACGCAGAAGCGCGCGCCGACTATCACGACAGGCCCTCGATCTTCCACCTACGCCTGGCTACACACGGCACGGTGGACACGAGCAACTGCCATCCGTTCTACACGGACAAGCACAAGCACACCGTGCTCGCACACAACGGTATCCTCCCGGTCGAACTCCCCAAGGGTGAGACTCGATCCGACACACGTTGGTTCGCGGAGGAATACTTCCCCCGTCACGTGAGCATGTCGCAACTCAACTCACGTAAGGCTCGACGCAAGTTGCGCAAGACGATCGGGTCGTACAACAAGATCGCCCTGCTCACGACCGAGGCTGACTCCGATGCGCAATGGCGCATCATCAACGAGGCAGCCGGCCATTGGCACAACGGCACGTGGTACAGCAACGACTCCTACAAGGTGCGCATGTACTCATACCCCAAGTCGTGGTCCTTCGGCAAGCCGTCGGCCCTCGACGACGAGGACATCCTGTTCGACGACGACCCCACGCAGGATGTACACGAGCTGTGCATGACGTGCGGATCGGTGCTGTCCGACGACGAGGTTCACGTGTGGGGAGAGTGTGCAATCTGCGGATCGTGCGTCATGTGCAGCGAGCCGCTCGGCTACTGCATGTGCTACCACGCACCCGAGCGTGAGTACAACACGCGCTACTCGTACGACAACTCCTTCTACCAGGAGGTGTTGTTCCGATGAGGCTCACATCACGTGGCCACGCTGTCGTAGGCGTGGCCTATCTGCTGCTAGTCCTCACGAGCATGGCGCTCGTGGGTTACATCGAGTCACTTTAGGAGGTGGCCCGCATGAGTACCGCACCCGCTACACCTGTCGCACCCGGCATGTCCGGCTTTGACCAGGCCGTGCATTACCTGGCACGACAGTTCTACCTGGCCCTGTGTGAGATGCGTGGGTTCGATCGCATCGACCCCCCGCCCCACACCCCCAGGTGGGCAACCGATTACGCACAGATAGCCGTGTCATACCTCGGGTATGACGATGAAGCACTCGTCCAACTCGCACGTGCTTACACGTGAGGGGAG